ATATTAAGATAAAATTATATTATTATCTTATTACATTTATATATTTATATCCAGAGTTGTTTATCCTATTAATATTTCAACCTGGATTTTACACCCCCCACCCCACCCTAAACTCAGAGACTTTTTTTTGAATCCGTCAAGTTTCATTTTGTCAAATTCAAAAGTGCATCCAAAAAATTTTTCTATTTTTCCCAAATCGTCAAAATGATTTTCTCTTGCATTCTCCAAGTAAACCAATACAATGTGTACATCTTAACCGGAGGTTTATATGCCAGCAGACAGTTCTATACCAATTTCGCAAACGATTCCAGGCACAACAACGATCATTGCTAGTGGTTCGGGCCATATCCACGGATTTGTTTTGCAACCAGATGGAGATTGCACCATTCAGTTTTTTAAGGCTGACGGAACGACTGCAATGTCAGGTAAAATTCATATTCCGCAGTACCAGACTCTTTTTTGTGCTGTGCAGGGTAATGGTATGTTAATAAGTACAGCTGGAATAAAACTTACAGTAACCGGAAATGTTACTGGAACTTTAAGTGGATTTGTGACCTTAAACAGTTAACCATTAGGTCACCGAAAAATGGCAAAGCGAAAACCAGCACCGAAATCAGAACCTAAAGCTCCAAGATCAAAGAAAACGATCAAGGAGTCTATTTCGTATGACACAGGTAGTTATCAGACTGGATGGGGTCCATTTTGGAACGATCCGTCTGAGTATGGTGCGTTTCAGTTTCCTAATGCGGGAATGGGTGGTTGGGTCAATCCCGCTCAATTAGCGGTTAGAGACAATTACCTGTCAGGTGAGCAACTCCCGATCTATCTGTCATGGTGGCAGCTTAAATCAATCAGAGATAGAGCTAGATTCGTATTTGCTACCAATGAGTTTGCTCATGGGTTAGTTCAATGCTTTCAATCATTTGTTGTTGGGTCTGCCGGATTTAAATGGCGGGTTGCTTCAATCGATCTAAAGAACCCAGTTCCAGAGGATCTATTAAAGAGATGTCAAGCTTCTTTAGACATCTTTCGTGAATACAACGGCATGGTTGATGTCGAGAATGAAATTGTATATCGTCTTCATGTCGATGGAGAGGTATTCTTACGAAAGTTCCCACAAGCCAATGGAATGCTTGTAATTCGCTTTATTGAGCCAGAATTGGTTAGAGGGTATGCTACGGATATCGGATCACCAAAAGACTCATTTGGTATCATCTGCGAAGAAGACGATATTAACTCCGTCTTAGGTTATCAAGTCATTTTGAAACCTACTGTATCTAGAGAACCAACCTTCATCCCTGCGGATGAGATTATACACATCAAAATTGGCACAAATGCGAATGCGAAGCGTGGGTTGACTACATTCTACCCTGTGTTCCAGAATTTGACCAATTGCGAGGATATTTTAGCCTCTACAGTCACGATGGCAAAGGCTAGAGCAAAGATTGCGATGATTAGGAAGGTAAACAATGTTGCCCCTGACTCAATGGCAAGCCTTGTTGACTCACAGATTGATGCTACGCTCGGTGGCAGCAATAATATGGGTGCAACTGAAAATATTGGGCTGGAGAGATTCGGCTATGGATCGATCATCACAGCACCCGCAAACATCGACTACGAGTTCCCTGGGGCAAATGTTGACGCTGCTGGACTTATCCAAGTATTGCAAGCCAACTTGCGATCACTTGCAACACGATTTGGGATCAGCGAAACCCTCATGTCAGGTGATGCTAGCAACAACAACTACAGTTCGGCACTTATTGCAGAAGCTCCAGCACGAAGAACCTTTGAGCGATGGCAAGGGATTGTTGGAAGATCCTTGGCCGAATGTCGATTCGAGCCAAACAAATCTTTAGCTTGGTCACAGATCCACCTCGCATCCGAACACGGTATTATTCCAAAAGAGATTCTTAAAAACATCAAGATCACTTCTGAAGCATATTCTCTTCAATCAAGAGAGCATCAGAAGGAAGCTGAGATGAACAACATCTATCATTCGATGGGCGTGAAATCGATTCAAACAATTCGCTCCGAATTAGGCCTTGATAACGATACCGAAGCATCAAACTTCATTAAACCAATTGTTGATGAAAAGAAGGGTGCTACCGAAATTGATCCGATGAATCCTTCATCAAGGATTGAGTCTGGAAGTGCTACTCAAGGAATCGGTGGTGGCGAGCAAGTCCAAGACTCCGCTCTTAATGGGGCACAGATCGCTAACCTTGTCGATATTATTCATCGATGCACTATTGGTGAGATTCCAATGGAAAGTGGCAAGGCGATTGCCAGAGCATCATTCCCTGCGATCACACCTGAGATCATCGATCTTATGTTCCGTGATGTAGTGGTTAAGATCCCCGAACCAGTTCAACCTGTGTCAAGTTCTTCAGCAGAAAAACTTGATTCGACTGAACCACCACCAAACCTTCCCGCTGCAAAAGTACCAAAAACATCGACTGTAACAGGATAATTGTTGACAACACTAGACGATTGGATGTAATATCATACTATGAATGCCGTCATCGAAAATAAACCAGGTGTAGTTGACCGAAACAAGTGCATTGTTTACGGTGTAAAAGTCCTTGGTTTTAGCTCAATGAATGGCAGAATCTACGATCCAAAAGCGATTCGTGATGCAGTTCCGCTTTACGAAAACGCTCCAGTAAATAAAGACCACAAAACCGAAGCACCTTTGTTTTCTGATCGGCTAGGATGGCTTCAAAATGTCCGCTTTACCTCAGAAGGTTTATACGCTGACTTCAGATACAACCCCCATGCTGATGGTATTGATTCGTTTTTGTGGTTCGCAGAAAACAATGGCCTCGGTGATGTAGGCTTTAGCCATCTCGTTAGTGGAAAATCAATTCCAGATCAAGATGGTACAGAAAGAGTAGTAAGAATCGACAGAGTTAGATCGGTGGATCTAGTTGCAAACCCTGCAACGACCACCACCATTTTTGAATCCAAGGAGAATGTAATGAAAAATGACAAAATGATGACCGAAGAAAATCCTGTAAAGGAAATGTATAAGGAAGAGGTTCCTGATGTTGCACCCGCACAAGAACCAACTGCTGAACCGACTTCGGAAGAACCGTCTTCTGATATGCTCAAGAAAATTATGGAAATTTGCGTTGGCCCAGGTGAAGGTTCGGCAAAAGGTCAGATGATTCTTGACCTTATTGCTAATGCAACTGGCCTCGGTGGAGATATGGCATCTGAAACCACAGATGTAACTGGAATGAGCAAAACTTCTGGTACACCAGCACAGGCAAAAACTGATGATGGCGAAGAAGACCCAACTGAAGATGAGCTTGAAGAATCTTTAAAAGAACTTGAAGACCTTCGCAAGTGGAAATCTGAAAAACTCAATGAAGAAAAAATATTCTCTCTGCTTAAAGAGAATAAATTAGAAGCAACCCCTGTGTTTGTAAAGCAACTTTCCGCTATCGGTGAAACGATGTGGGCAGAAGCGATTGAAGACAGGAAAAAGGTTGCTCTTGTCAGAGCTAGTGTTAAGCCAGTTAGTTCGACTGCAATCCAAGGCGAGTCGAATTATCAACAGTTCCGTGAAAATGTCCTTGGCAAGTAAGCCATCATTAAGGAGTCCTATCAATGGCGATTACTTACAGTTTCAATGCGACTAATCCTGTGGTGGCTCCAGTTGCCACCAACAAGGCGATTCAAGTTGGCGATCTAGTAGCCCTATCTTCCGGTAGTGCGATCTCCGCTCTTGATTTTCCTTGGGATACCAACTTGGCAACCACTCAAACTGCGTTTGCAAGTGCTTTCCTAGGTGTGTCAGGTCAATTAAAGAGGGAAGATATAGCTCTTGTGTACGGTAACTCGGTAGCCAACCAGATTCGGGTTGATTGCTCTGGTATCTACGCTGGTGATTATACTGGTTCCGCTCTTTTAGTTGGGGATTTTGTTGGCCCCACTTCCGTATCTAGCGTTCTTCAGCCCCAATCTTTAGTTAAAGTTGCATCCGCTGCTTTGGCTATTGGTCGAGTTGTTGAAGCCCTTGCTGGTACTGGTACTGTAAAATTCCAATTGTTGTCTAGTCAAAACCCTGTGGCCCGATAATCCACAACTTTTTAAGGAGATTAGTATGAAGAGTCTAGGTAAAAAGCTGAAGGAATTCGGCCAACAAAATGGTTTGGCTAAAACCAAAGCGTTCTTTTCGGAATCCATTTCCAAAGGCGATATCGCTGTAAGCAGAATTTCCCTTAGAGGCCTTGCAGAAGGCATCATGGGCGATGATTGGGCCGAACAGCTTAATCGCTTTAATGGCCCAGATCGAACCTTTATGGAAGCAACCGAAGCAGTTGATGCTTCTAACTTTGCTGCCATCACAGGTCAGATCCTTATCACTACGGTTCAAGAAAAGTATAAGTTGGCATCGTTTATCGGTGATCAACTTGTATCGACCATCCCTGCTGGCCAGAACCTTTCTACTGAGATCATTCCTTGGTTGTCTGATATCAGCCCTTCGCCAGAAGTGGTTCAACCTGGTATGCCTTATCCACAGACCCAGTTCTCTGGTAACTATGTACGACTTCCAGCCATCGAAAAGGTGGGTAGAATTTGTGCGATTACCGCAGAAATGATTTATTCGGATAAGACTTCACAGGCCTTGGCATCTGCTGAATCTGTAGGTACTTATTGCGGTCTAGTGCGTGAAGAAAGAATTCTTAACACGGTACTTGGCCTCACAGGTAGCTATGTATACGGTACTGCTGCTGGTGCAGAAGCAACTTTGAATACCTATTCAACCACCGCACAGGCTGGTATGACATTTGGATTCATTAATAAAGTTGCATCTTATTCACTAAGCAACTTTGCTTCTATCAACACGCTAGAGCAGTTGTTTTATCAAATGAAAGATCCTAATACTGGTAAGCCCATCGATATCTTTGGCCCTGGTATGCAAATGCTTGTTATGCCTTTCCAAAAATATACTGCAAGTAGGATTCTCAATCCTCAGACAGTTACCAAAAATGGGCCTTTTGCCACTTCTGGTGATGTCGAGCAGTTGGAAAGTCCTAATCCGCTTGACAACAACTATGGTCTTCTCACATCCGCTCATGCGAGAAACCTGTTGGTAACTAGCGGTATTGCTGCTTCCACCGCAGACAAATATGTCTATCTTGGTAACTTCAAGAAAGCGTTTGTCTGGAGAGAGGCAAAGCCTATGGAAGTTGTCCAAGCTCCAGCTAATAACTGGGCCGAGTTCAATCAGGACATTGCGGTTGCCATCAAGGCTTCGTGGTGGGGTTCCGCTGGTGTTACTGATCCTCGTTATGTTGTTCAAGGACTCCCTGCTTAGTCCTACCTACCCTGAGGTTGGGGGCCAGTTCTTGGCCCCTAGCTTTCTTTTTAAGAGGTTATTATGCCAACTCCAGCCGAAAACCTCCTGACCATACGAAACAACTATATAAACGCATTGGTAGAAGATTCTACTAACCCTCAACCTTCTTATTCATGGGAAGGTGTTGCTGTTTCTAGAACAGAGTGGAGGCAGCAAACCTTGCAGCACATTACGCAAGTAAACAAGTTGCTTACCTATGTTAATCCACAGACATTTAAAACTCAATTCATGTAAGGGATGTGTATGCCTACGATAGACCTTACAGCAAATTACAAGATAATGGATAACCCAGAAAGGCTAACAATCGTTAATCCTAATGGGTCACAGGCTGTTACAAGTTATGGATTTCGTAGGCAGGGTACTTATTCCTACATGGATCAAAATGGTGTAATGAGGATTGAATCTTCTACAAGATGGTTGATTTTTACAGCAAATGTTTCTCCCTGGATGCCAGAAATAAATGGAAAGATATCTACAGATACAAATGAAAACTTTTACATAAATTCAATCGATTCTGTGTCTAACAAAAGCTATTATTCTCTAGAGTGTTCAACGGAGATATAATGCAAAAGCCAAAAATAATAAAAAGAAACCTTCCTACTGTAGCTTCAAGGTCTACATACGGATCTGCTCCAGAAGATGATCGGTTTACAGTAATTATTGATGGTGTAGCAACTAATCTTACTGCTGCTTCGTTTACCGTTTATAAGCGTAAAGCAGCTATGATTATGGATACAGACTCATTTCCATGCGTTATTGTTTCACCCTCAGAAGATGGTGAAATAACAGGCATGATGGCATTGAATGGGTGGACTGAATTTAAATATCAGATAAAAGTTTTTTATGTCGAAAAATATAACAGAGATATGACATATGAATCTTTGACACAAAGAACAGATATTAGAAAAATAATATACAAATTAGGCAATGTTTCTGGTATGCTTAGTCCAACTACAGTTGATGTAAAAGGTGTTCCTCCGTTCAACATTGACGGAATAAATACCGTTTGGAAAGTAACCGGATTTAGACTTATTTACGGATTTCTTGAACAAGGAGACATTTAATGGCTAGATCATCAGGCCCATTTATCACAGGCAAGGTTGGCTTTGTAACGGTGGTTGCAACAGGTGGCGGGGCTCCAGCACTTTCTTTGCCAGCTACCAATATTACTGTTTCTGGTAAAGCAGATGTACCAGATGTTTCAAACGCTATTTCTGGCGGTTTTGTAGAGACAGTTTCTGGTGTTAGAGAAGCAGAAATCTCTTGCGATGTTGCTTATGATCCAGCACTTGTAACAGGATTTTATGCTGGACAAAAGGTTGATGTAAGAATCAATCCTACTGGAAACAACCCTGTTGGTAATCCCGAATACCCTGCTTCAGCAATTGTCTTTATGTTTACATTATGCACTATAACTTCCGTAAAATACAATGTTGCTGCTAAGGATGCACAAAAAGTGTCTTTGACAATGAAGACTACTGGATCATATGACTTTATGATTGTTGACTAACACAAGGAGTTTTGTAATGGCTTATTTACCAGGTAAGATTGGTGCTATAACAATAGGTGCTAATACTATTCCAGCATCTGATTTTAGTGTTACCTCTAATTCTGACACTCCTGATACAACTAATTTTATGGATGAGGGTTTTGCCTCACACGCTGTTGGTATGTGGGATGCAGAAATAAGTTTTAATGCTTTTTTTGCTGGTGTTGGGTATCCATCAGAAGGTGATGTTATATCAGTTACAATTTTTGCAGTAGCTGGAGGTGGTGGAATAACATTTGAATTTTGTAGGGTTACATCAGTTGATTGGTCAAGTGATGCAAAGGATGTTCAGAAAGTAAAGATGACAGTAAAAACTACTGGTGCTTTTACTTTTGCTCTTTAAGAAAGGATAGGAAGCTATGGCAAATGGAGTTACGGAATTACTTAATGTTCCTAGTGGAGAAGGGTCACTTACCATTGAGTTCAATGGTAAGAAGTACACGGCAGGGCTTATAACCCAAAAGGTTAAATCTGAATACGAAAAAAGAATGGAGAAGAAAGCTCTCGATTCTATTTTTAAAATGAAAGAATACCTTGATCCTGTTGAGTTCAGAGAAGCAGTATCTTCTGTAACAAGAGATATTGCATCTGGGGTGTATTCTTTCGGTTCAGATAGAAGCATACAATCATTGTCTACTCCATGTGGATCAGTTACATTCACAGCATTAATATTTAATGCTCCAGAAGCAGAGATTGAGCAAATGATGATGGCTGAAACCGAAAGGTATTCAGTTGTAATGGATATTGTCAGGGAAAAAAGCTACCCAAACTTGAAGAAGGTGGTGGAAGTTCAACCGTAAGGAAGAACGACCCGATTCCTCCACCTGAGTTAAGAAACTTCTATGCAAACCTTATGGATAAGCCATATTTGCTTAGACCTTGGGAGATAGAGCGACTTACTGATAAGCAGATAATTGAAATATATTATAGGAAAAGAGATGATAAGGGAAATCCAATCCCTTATCTGTCTGTTGGGCATGAATGGCTTCAAAGGGATTGTTTGGTAAAAAGGAACGGCTTAAGAAACGAGTATGAAGAGTTTATAAAGCTTGGGTCTGTATTGGGATTAGATGTAAACACTATGCGTGAAGCCTTCTTCAAAAAGCATGGTAATCCTTATGAAGTCGAGGAATAGACATGAGTAATGGAATCCCAATAGACGATAGTGCTGCAATGGCTGGAAACCTCGTAAAAGCGGTTGAAGACATTGCAGTAGCTGTTGGTTCTGCAAGCGATGTTTTTGGTAGATCATTCGGTGAATTTGCAGGCCAATTTAAAACTAGCATGAGCGGAGTAACAGACTCCGTAAAAACACTTCAAAACGAAATGGTTGATGTTATTAAGTCACTTGATGTAAGCATCAAGGTAATAAAAAACATCAAAATGCCACCAGTTTCTGTTGCAAAACCACCAAAACCCGCTGCTGCTGCTAAAGAGCAAGATCCAGTATTGCAAAAAGCAAAGCAAGATATGGCTTTAAATAGTCTTGCTATTAGCGAAATCAAATTAAAGAGTGCAAGAGAAAAGCAAGCATCTGATATTCAAAAAAAAATAACAATTCAGCAGAATGCAGATGCAAAAGCTTTAGCTAAAGAGCAAAAAGAAAAGGTAGATAAAGAAAAAAAACAAGCGTTATTGCCAGTACCAGAAATCATAAAAGCTATATCAGATCCAATGCAAGAAATTGCTAATGGGTTTGGTTATTTTTTTGATATGGCTCAAAAAAGAGGAATGGCAACTGTTGGCGAGGGATTGTCTGGAGAACAAAAAAAAGGCAAAAAAGAAAAGCCATTTGTAATGGACATGGAGTCTTTGGCTAGAGCGAATAAACCCGCTGGCCCAGGGATTGATATACCTAAAAATCTTTTGACTGGATTAACAGATTCTGCTTCTGCATGGAATGATGTTTTTGCTAATGCTACTAGACTTTCACAGCAAATGGCAAGGCAAGTAGAGATTGGATCTTTAGTTTCAGAAATAAATTCAATGCTTGGAGAGGCAACAAATCAAGCACAAGCTTTAAGCTCGGAAATGCAAGCAGCACTAGATCCAAGAACTTATGTTGAACAAGCTCAAGATGCAATTGACGGTTTGGGAGAATCAGTATCGCAACAAGCAGTTGAAGTTACTAGCGTTTTAGAAAACCTGTTTTACGATATAGCGGAAGCATCTAGTGCTTCTCAATCGGTAGCATCAAGAACTGTTCCAACTTCTGGGCAAATGTATCAAGGTGGATATTCTTCTTTTGGAATAGCTCAAAATTATGTTCCACCTAATTCAAATCCACAGACTTATCAGGGTGGCCAATCAGTTCCATTGGCTAGCAATTATGTTCCACAGAATGCAGCACCACAAGCTTATCAAGGTGGTCAAGGAGTTCCGTTAGCTGCACAACCAGCACCTCCACCACCTGGGGGGAATAGGGTTGTTCAAGTTGGGCCAAATGGTGCAAGCAATGTTGCTCAAGCAAATAATACTGCACAAATATTGCAATCAACAGCAGCATTTGCATCACTTCACAATGCTTCTATAAATGTAGGAAATTCGTTTAACCAATTCCCTTCTTTATTCAACCAAATAACTAGCGGTATTGGAGCTAAAGGTGGATTAGGTGGACTTGGTGGTCAGGCTTTCCAAACTTTAGGTGGAATGTTTAGTGGCGGTGGTTATGGAGGTGGCGGTGGTGGAGCGGGTGGCGGTGGCGGTGCTGCTGGTGGTGCTGCTAATGCTGCTGGTGGTGCTGGAAGAAGACTTGGTACAGCAGCAGCATCAAATCCTTTAACTGCTGCTATCGTTGCTCCATTTGCTGCTGCCTTGGCTGGTGGTGCTGCAATAATGGCTTCTTTTAACGCTATTGTTTCTACATCGAACACAATCATGTCTATGTTTGGTGGAATGATAAGCAAAGTTGCTCCAGCACTAACGATGCAGTTTCAAATCGTTGCTAACGATTTGGAGGCTGTTGTTGGTAGAGGTTTGATACCAATGTTTATGAGACTTACTGAAGCTCAACGAACAATGGCAGATGCAATGGTTCCTGTCGCTACTGCAACTACGGATTTATACGAAGGTTTTGGAAAGATGTATAAGATTATTGTTGAAGCTGTAATGCCATTGTATCAAGCAGTAATTGGTCTTCTTGCTCCAGCATTTTCTTACATAGTTGACCTTTTAAATGATTTTCTTGCGGGTTTAAAACCACTTATAGATTTATTTAGTGGCCTTATAAATGTGGTAACTTATGTTTTAACAGGGTTCTTTAATTTTGTAAAAATATTTGATTTGATATCCGTGATATTTAAAGCGTTTTCTGATGGCATGAGAGTTATTTTTGGCGGTCTTATCATAGGATTTGGAAAACTTCTTGAGTATCTTTCCTATATCCCAGGTCTTGGAGTCCTTAAAAAAGCATCACAAAATGTACAAAAGTTTGGTATGGATACATTTACTGGAAATGCTGCTGGTGTTCAAAAAGGTGCTTCTGTTGGTGCTGCTGTAAGAGAAGTTGGAAGCACATCTATTGAAGGTATCGGAGATGAAATAAGAAAAGCATCATTGATGATTCAGATACCAGAAGGCGAAAAGAAATATGAAGAGATAGATTATTTAAAAGACATAGCAAAAAACACGGCTGATCTTCTTAAAAAGCCTGGGGAGAAGGTTGAAATAAATACTCTTGAAAAGCCACCGGCCCCAGCAGCACCAAGTAAACCTTATACTGGTGGAAATTACATGATGCCTGGAGGAGTTCATTAATGATAGTACCTGATTTAAAAGAACGAATTGACAGTATATCACCTGGCGGTGGAAGCTTTGGAATAGAAGGTTCCGCTAGTGCAACCATGTCTTATGTGGTTGATGGGCCACTTGGGCCAACAGGGAAAGTTGATGCATTTTTGCAAACTGTTTTTCCATATGCTTCTCTTGATGCCACAGGGAAATATGTAAACAGAATTATGCCAATGTGCCATCCTTATTACAGATGGTTGTACGCAAGCAATATTAGTTCGATCAAAGGTATTGGTTTAAAAAGAACTGATAAAAAAATGGACAAGGTTTTAACTAATGCTGGAGTTAGTTATCAAAAAGTTCCTGAGTATTATGGTGCTTATGATCAATATGAAATCACATTAAATTTTACCCCCTTGCCATATTTTGTTTTAGACGATTCTTCTATTACAACTTCAAATGTAGTTGCATACAAAGATGATGGAAGCCAAGTAACTGTTAATGCTGTAAAACAAGAATACATGAGAAATGTTTCTTACTCTACTAGTGTTGCTGCCGAATATCTTACTATCAAAGCTGGAGAGTATTCTTTTCTTTCTGATGATGCAGAGGTTAACAAAAAGGGTTTCCCTGGGTTTAGCGGTAAAACCTTGGTTCCTAAAACTGTGTTTAATATGACATGGCACATGGTTCCATATAACTTTGTATTTCCAACATTGACTCAATCTAAAAACATATACAACGCTTTAGGAAGAGTTAATCAGCGTACATTTGTTGGATTTGGGCCTGGTGAACTTTTGTTTACTGGAGTTGAATCAAAGCCTTATCCAAGAAACTTCTTTGGTGGCGATTTTAATGTAGCTAACCCAATTGCTTCTGGTTGGGGAATAACTGATTTCCTTTATTCCGATATCATATTTAAACTTTTATATATTGGTTTTAAAACATCTTATCCATCAGAAAGCAACCCATCAAACCAATCGTATATATATCGGGGTCACAACTTGGCCCAATTTATTTCAAAGCAGAAGTATTTCCCTATTGTTACTCAAACTGCCACCACTATTCCTGACAATAAAAGATTCAAACCTATTTACGACTCGTACCCTTTTGAATTGATGTTTTACGGTGAACCGTTTAATATGTTCTAGAAGGAGAATTACAAATGCTTGCTGGAACTTATAATATAATTTGCGAACAAGGTGCTACATTTTCACGGCAAATAACCGTAGTTAATGCTGATTCTACCGAGCCAGATTTCAATTCTTCTACGGCAAGAATGCAAGTTCGACCTAATGTGACATCTACTACGGTTTTGCTTGAATTAACCACAGAAAACAGCCGTATATCGCTTCTAGATAATGTTATATCACTCCTAGTTGCTGCCACAGATACAGATGCTTTAGTGACAGGCACATATGTGTATGATTTAGAAATACAAACAGGCATCAATGTTATAAGGCTTGTAGAAGGATCTTTTAGAGTATCCCCACAGGTAACCAGATAATGGCAACAGATGTAGCCAAAACAGTCATAATTGAGGAACTCAAGGTTGGTGCTAGTATCACCACCGATCAGTTGATTCCGGCAATTACTGACCCTGTTTCATTAGTTACAATTGATGGCCAAGGCGATGCTGTTGTCTTTAGGTATGCTGTCAATACTGACTTGACTGTCTCTATTGGCCTTTCAATGCCAACAGATGTTTTCTTTGTAGACAACACTCCTGTTAATGGTGCTGGAACATTAGAAGTATCTTTTATAAATCAAAATCCAGCACTTGTTTTTGCTACTCCAGTAAGCACGATTGGTGTTCCTATATTTAGGTCTTTAGTTGATACTGACATTCCTGATCTATCAGGAAGTTATTTAACTTTGGTCACTCACGATGGTACTTTGTCTGGGAATGGAACAGTAGCTTCACCATTATCTGTTTCTGCTGGTGTTGGAACTGTAACTAGTGTTACTTTGGCTTCATCTGACTTGCTTATAATAAATCCAACGGTTACATCTTCTGGAACAATAACTGCTAATCTTAATAACACAGGTGTTACCCCAGGTATTTATGGAACAGCAAGTTTAGTTCCTGTGGTAACTGTTAATAGCAAAGGTGTAATTACATCTTTGTCTACTGTTGCTGTTCAATCAAGTCCGCTTCCATCAGGTGGATTGCCAAGTCAATTGCTAACTTATAACAATCAAAACGAACAAGTTTGGGTGTACTCTGACGGAGGAACATGGTAATGGGATTAACCGCTATTACAGAAATCGGATTTAATGAAGTCACAGGAACAGGAACATTATTAGATCCTTACATTTTAAACAATACCGCTTCAGATAATTTAAATTTTCAAGCAACTACAGATGTTGCTGGAAGAATATATTATTCGTATTATGGGCCAGCAGCTAATTATGGCATATTTATTGCACAATTAAATCACCCACCCAATGTAGATTGGTATGCAACTTCTTATAATCCGTCTTTGCCATCTATATGTGATTTTTCTGGTTCTTATTATGTAGAACCAGGTTTAGCTGTATCAATGTATAGAGTTGGGGCATCTCCAATAGGAATGCCATATGTATGGGGTTCTTGGACTGCTTCAATTTGGTTTGTTCCTGACACTTTAGTTTCAAATGTTTATGCTGTAACTGCTAATGTGGTTTCTATGTTTGATAGAAACATTGCAACTGGTTCGTTAGCTTCAAATGGAACAACTGATCCTTATGGAGATCCTAAAGAGATTTGTATTAGTTACGATGGTAAAAGTGTTTATGTCACAAGTTATTCAGCAGGGGAATTGTTAATATTTTCTAGAAATACATCGACTGGAGTATTGTCTCGTATTACTCAAGTTTCAACTGGTTATAGTCCTTCTGCTGTTGCTATTTCTCGTGATGGCAAAAATGTTTATGTTGCAAACAAAGATAGCAATTCAATATCTATTTTTGATCGTAATCTTACAACTGGTTTATTATCGGGAACTTCAACAATTGCTTCAACCCTTGCACCTCAAGGCATATGTATTTCTCCAGATGGCAAAAATGTTTATACTACTAATCCTTATATTTCTCTTAGTGTAATATTTGGTGTTGTTTCAATATATAACAGAAACACTTCTACTGGCGAGTTAACATTTTATGGTCAAATTCTTACTGGTTACGGAGATGGAGTTACAGCAACTAATCCAAAGGGGATTTGCGTTTCTGAAGATGGGGAAAATGTTTATGTTTGTAATTCATCTACTAATGAAATATCGGAATTTAATCGTAATATTTTAACTGGTGCATTAACACTAATTGCAGAACCTGTTCACACTATTGCTGCTGGAGAAGTTCCAACAAATATTTGTATTTCTCAAGATGGAAAAAATATTTATGTTGCAAACAATGGTGGTTCAATTCCTGGCTATAATTATATTTCTATTTTTGATCGTAATCTTACAACTGGCATATTGTCAGGTACTTCGACAATTCAAGCTCAAGCTAATCCATATGGGATTTGTATTTCTGGAGATGATAAAAATGTTTATGTAACAAATAGCGGTGCTAACACCATTTCTGTTTTTGATCGTAATGTTTCAACTGGAGAATTATCATCAAACTCTTTTGATATTACTGGAGTCACCCCATTAGGCATTTGTGTTTACCCTTTGCTTTTTCAGCCAATAAGTTCTACTGCATTATTGATTGATGTTCAACCTTCTGGTGTTGTTTCTGAAGTTCCATTTACAATTCAACCTATAATTAAAATAGTAGATTTAAATGGTGATGTGGTTCCAACAGCAACAAATGATGTAAGTGTTTCAATTACTGTTGTTAATGGGTCTGGCTTATTAACAGGAACAACAACAGTAACTGCTGTAGATGGTTATGCAACTTTTACTGATTTAGTTTTTACTGGTGCTGGCTCATTCTATTTAACATTTAATTCAATAGATTTAACACCAGTAAATTCAAATGAAATTGCGACTCTAACACCAACAGAGTTAATTGTATCTGTCCAGCCTTTTGCTGGATTATCAGGAGAAATACTATTTACCCAACCAACAATTGCAATCGTAAATTGGATTGGTGATTTGGTTATAGATGCAACAGATGTTGTTGATGTTTCTTTAGTAGATGTAACTGGTTCATCAGTTTTAACAGGAACATTAAATGCAATTGCTTTTGGTGGATATGCAGCATTTACAGATTTGATTGCTACTGGTTACGGATCATTTTATTTGTCATTTACTTCTGGAACTTTAACATCTGTAAATTCCAATATTTTGTTTTTTATTCCAGATCCAGGTAGCCCTAATCCTGCAATTCCAGTTAAACCAAAACGATCATATATACCCGCATCAGTTCCAACTTCCGTTGATATGGAAACTAATGAATTTGCAATAAATGTTGCAGATAAAAAAGGCTATGTGAGAGATTCAAACGGTATTGTTCATCAGGTTTTTGATGGGAACGCTAGTGGTTCTGGGACAGTTACTTCAGTTGGATTGTCTTCAACTAATTCAACTTTAACAATTTCTAATTCTCCTGTTACAACTTCTGGAACAATTAAAATTGATTTATCAAAAACTAGTGTATCTGCAAAAGCTTATACCAATGCAGATATTACAGTTGATGCTTATGGAAGAATTACTGCTGCTTCAGATGGTGCTGTTGGTGTAACTTCAATTATAGCTGGAACTGGGATATCAGTAGATGCTGCAACAGGTGATGTAACCGTAACAAATTCTGCACCCGATCAAGTTGTTGTATTGACAAATGGAACAGCAATTTCTGTAACTGGAACTTACCCTGATTTTACTATTACTAATGATTCTCCAGACCAAATTGTTACATTGACTGACGGAACAGCAATTTCTGTAACAGGTACATATCCAGATTTTACAATTACTAACTCTTTACCTGATCAAACTGTTACACTAACTCAAGGTACAGATATAACCATTACTGGAACATATCCAGATTTTACAATTGGTTATTCTGGAGTTGCTGGTGGAGTAACTTCAATTATATCTGGAACTGGGATATCAATAGATGTTTCAACAGGTGATGTAACCATAACAAATTCTGCTCCCGATCAAATTGTTTCAATTACCTCTGGAACTGGTATTAATGCTACTGGAATTTATCCTGACTTTACGATTGATTCAACCATAACTCAATACACGGATTCAGATGCAAGATTAGCATTATCCGCTGGAACTGGAATAAGTTATGACAATGCCACAGGGATTATTACAAATTCAGAACCAGATCAAATAGTTGCGTTAACTGGTGGAACAGATATATCTGTAACAGGAACATATCCCGATTTTACAATTGATTTTGATGGAAACACAAGTTATCTGCCGTTAAGCGGTGGAACTATGACAGGTTCAATTACAAGTTTTGGTACAACACATGATACAGAAGTATCTGGAGATTTCTTTGGTGTTCAATTGTCTGCTGATCACACACAAGGAACAATGGTAAACTTTGATGGCCTTGATACCTATTCTGGTGCAAGCCATATGAAAGTAAATCCAACTGGTTTAACTTTTCCTGATGCAACTACTCAAACCACAGCGTACACAGGAGGCTCTGGTGTTTCTTCAATTACCGCTGGAACTGGTATTAGTGTAGACACAACAACAGGTGCTGTAACCGTAACAAATGATGCTCCTGATCAAACAGTTTCTTTAACTGATGGAACAGGAATTTCAGTAACTGGAACTTACCCAAGTTTTACAATTACCAATTCTTTACCTGATCAGACTGTTTCATTAACTCAAGGAACAGATATAACAATTACTGGAACATATCCAAGTTTTACAATTGCCTATTCTGGTACATCAAGTGGCGTTTCTTCAATTACCGCTGGAACAGGAATATCAGTAGATGTAACAACAGGTGCTGTTACTGTAACCAATTCTTCACCTGATCAAACCGTTACATTAACTGATGGAACTGGAATATCAGTTACTGGAACTTATCCTAGTTTTACTATTGCAACAACCATTACTCAATATACAGATTCAGATGCAAGATTATCTTTATCTGCTGGAACTGGAATTTCTTATGATAATGCAACAGGGGTTATTACCAATGATGCTCCTGATCAAACTGTTTCATTGACCGATGGAACTGATATTTCAATTACTGGAACATATCCTAATTTTACCATTTCTTACACAGGTACTGGTAGTGGTGGAACGGTTACATCTGTTGATATGTCTGTTCCTACTGGCTTGTTAGTAAGTGGTAATCCAATTACAACAACTGGAACATTAGCAGTAACTTTTGATACTGGTTATTCAATTCCAACAACATCTTCTCAAACAAATTGGGATACAGCTTATACGCAAAGGCTTCAATGGGATGGTGGGGCAACAAACCTAGTTGCAGCAACTGGTAGAACTTCTTTAGGTGCAACCACAATAGGAAGCAATCTTTTTACTTTGCCTAGCCCTGCTGACATAGCTTTTATTAGAATAAATTTAAACAATACTGTATCAACATTATCGGCATCTACTTTTCGCACTTCTATTGGTGCGACTACAGTAGGGGCGAACTTGTTTACGCTTACTAATCCAACCGCAATTACTTTCCCAAGGTTTAACGCTGATAATACTGTTTCTGCTTTGGATGCTGCAACCTTTAGAACTGCAATTGGTGCTGGTACTTCTTCTACAACAGGAACAGTAACATCTATTGCAACTACCTCTCCAATAACAGGTGGAACAATAACGGGTACTGGTACAATCGGCATTAATGCAGCAAGTGCAAATACTGCTTCTTTTGTAGTACAAAGGGATGCTTCGGGTAACTTTTCCGCTGGAACAATTACTGCTTCATTGACTGGAAATGCTACTGGCCTTGCTGCTTCAGCAGCACTCACGACCCCTACTATTACAGGATTAATTGAAAAACAAACAGCACCAGCAATTGCATCAGGGGTGTTAGCTTTAAATTGTGCAAGTGGAAATGTGTTTGCAGTATCACTAAATGCAGCTATTACAAGTATTACATTCTCTAATATCCCAACTACAGGTAATGCGTTTGGCATTACTTTGGCATTTACGGCTGATGGAACTGCTAGGACTATTTCTTGGCCCGCATCGGTGAAGTGGAGTGGCGGTACTGCACCAACGCTGACCAGCACTAACGCAAAAGTTGACATCTTTGTTTTGACCACATGGGATGGCGGTACGACTTGGTATGCAATGATTGGAGGACAGAATTTATAATGCCAATCTCTAGAAAAATCATGGGTGTGAGTAGGGGGCCAAGAATTTTTACTGGTGCGTTATCTGGAACTAGCACGATAGCGACTGGTACGAGTCCTCAAGATATTTGCATTTCCGCTGATGGTGCTTCGGTCTATGTAACTAATAGAACCGCTGCCACCGTTAGCATCTTTAGTCGCAATATAAGCACAGGGGCACTTTCTGGAACTACTACAATTGCGACTGGAACTAATCCGCAAGATATTTGCATTTCCGCTGATGGTACAAGCGTATATGTGGCTAATAATAACATATCAGGCACAGTTAGCATTTTTGATCGTAACACCAGCACAGGTGCATTGAGTGGCACCACCACAATCGCCACGGGAACAAGTCCTTACGGTATTTGCATTAGTGCTGACGGCAAAAATGTTTATGTAACTAATTCCAACGCCAATACAGTTAGCATCTTTGCGAGAAACACCAGCACAGGTGCATTGAGTGGCACTAGCACAATTGCCACACCATCAAGCTCATCACCCTACGGCATTTGCATTTCCGCTGATGGTACGAGCGTATATGCGGTTAATTGGAATACCGCCAATGTTAGCATCTTTGTGAGAAACACCAGCACAGGTGCATTGAGTGGCACTAGTACAATTGCCACACCAGCAAGCTCTTTTTCTAGGCGAATTTGCATTTCCGCTGATGGTACAAGCGTATATACATCTAACTACAACACCGCCAATGTTAGCATCTTTGCGAGAAACACCAGCACAGGTGCATTGAGTGGCACTAGTACAATTGCCACAGGAACAAACCCTTTTGGCATTTGCGTTTCGGCAGATAGAATTAGCGTCTACACCAACAACCGTGGTAGCTCTACCACTAGCATCTTTGCTCGCAATATAAGCACAGGGGCACTTTCTGGAACTACCACAAAATCAACCGGAACATGGCCACAAGGCATTTGCATTTCCGCTGATGGTACAAGCGTATATGCGGTTAATAACAATAGTGCCACAGTCTCAATCTTTACTCGGAGTTAGCAAATCATGCAATACGCAAAAATAAACGGTGACACAGTCCTTGAGTTTCCATCCTATCCACACACCAACCACCCGCAGACCAGTTTTGGTGAAGGCTGGCATGGAGAAATAGATGGTATAGAATATGTAATTGTAGAATATGTTTCCTATGAAAACACAGACCCTAACAAACAAGTTATGTACGATGAATTGCCACAAATTATAGATGGAACTTGGAAACTAAATTACTCGTTAGTAAACATTTCTCTTGAGCAAGCAAAACAAAATAAATTGCAAAGTATTGATTCCGAATGGGCAGAATTAGAAAAAACAGGTTGGGATACTGGGCTTCCAGAAGGTCATTTAGGGATAACACCTAGCGATGTTGCCCTGATATCTGGATCATTTGCATTAGCTAAAGAAGCAGCAAATTTAGGGCTTCCATTGCCATCTTTGGTAACGATTGAAAACAACGAATTGTCTTTTAATAGCATCACCGAAATGCTACAATTAATGCTGTTGTATGGTCAGTCTCGCTCGCAGATGTCTATGGAAATAGCATCTAAAAGAAAGGCTGTTGAAAACGCATTAACCATAGAAGAAGTAGAGGCAATATGATATTCGCAGACATCAATATCATGGACATTATCGAGCGATTCGGAGTGTCCTTAAGTTTTCTGGTTTTCCTTTTATGGGCAGTTTACAAGGGGTTTAGTTGGCTAGGTCAAAACATCCTACTTCCCCTGCACCAGAGACATATGGTATTTATAGATAGGTTAGAAAGCTCGATTGGCGAAGTAGCCAAGGCTCAAGCCGAAAGCTTGAGGATTTTGACAGAGGTTTTGAATTACACTAGGACTTTAAAAAAGGAAGTGAAGCATGATTAGTTTTCCCAATTCTATGCCTACGGATGCCATGATGTTAGTGGTTGATAAAGTTAGAGGCAAAAAAGATGTAGGTAATAAAGAATTTTCTAATGCACTTTGGAACATCGTTGGTTACGCTGCTGACCAAGTTATTCCTGATGATAAGCAGATATTTCAAAATGCAGAGGTTTCTCTTGAAGACTTTGCTGCAATTCTTGAGCAAGCAATTCCCCAGGGTGATTTCCACGGAAATCCGATTACAGTTGGAATCATCCCTTGGGCAATAGTTCTTAAGACCGCTCTAAAGTTATTGATCTCTGTTTTTTTATAATCGGGGGTCACAATGGGCCAAGGTAAGAGCAGCACATCTAGAACGGAATCCTAACTGTGCTGCCTGCCTTGAGGATGATCCCAATTTGCTTCAAGTCCACCATCTGATCCCATTTTGTAAAGACGCATCTTTAGAAATGGAGCCAAAAAATTTACTGTCGCTATGCAGACCTTGTCATTTTCTTTTTGGTCACGCAAAAAAATGGTCATCAGTAAATGTGTACTGTTTGATAGATTCTAAAAACATGGCAGAACGAATAAGGAGCAGACCGTGATAAACCTTCTTTTTTTAGTGTTTCTTCAAATTCCCACTATAGAGCTTCCAGCAAATGTTTCTGGTCAACCTGGAGCATTTATAAGCGTTCCAGCTAAGACCGAATCTAAGCTAGTTAAATGGGTTTCAATTGATAAAGGCCTAAACATTTTTCCTGTGGATCTGCTAAAGGACTCCAAGACTCTAGTAGTTACTTCTCAGATACAAGGTGTGTACAGATTGTTTGCTTATGTTGGCAATGAGTTTGGCCCTTCTGAACCAGCGTTTACATCTGTATTGATCGGTGATGAACCCGCTCCACCAGTAAATCCTGATAATGACATTAGGACAGCAGCAGCAAAAGAAGACAAAGAACAAGTTAAGTGGTTGTCTATGTTTTACGATGAACTGTCAAAGGAGTGTCAGAAAAACAACTACGAATTTCTTACAGATGTTTTCAAAGCAGCAAAGGCAACAATCAATAAACAGTTTATGGAAAACGAACTCGCCAATCTTAGAGATGTGATTGGAAAGAGATTGAATCAAAGGCTTCCAAAGGATGGAACGCTTAAACTTGATCAAAAACTTAGGGATCTTTTGACCAGCGAATTTAATCAAATAGCAAAGGAACTAAAACAATGATTGAATATGTAAAAGTAGGTGGAAAACAGAAATACTTTGGAAAATCAACTCAATGGAATTTTGGTTGGAATCCAATAGATAGTATTGATGAAAAAAGAAGGCAAGCATTTCTAACCTCATTAGTTAAGTTTGAAATTGAAGGTGATGACTCTCCAGATGTAAAAGAAGCACTTTTATACAAGGTTGTTAACAAAGCTGCTGGATACGAGTTTTTCCCTTGGAGTCAGAAAACAGGATCTTGTGTAGGTCACGGTGCGTTAGCAGTAATGGCAACGCTTCAAGCGGTTGAAATCGTTACGCAAAATCAATCATATGAAGAATGGAAAATTCCGTTCATCATGTTTAATTATGGGCAATCTCGTAAGCGTGGAGGATTGCATGGTGTTGGTGAAGGTTCTTTTGGTTCATCGATGGCTGAGTCATGTAGCCAAGATGGTGTTCCACCTATTGACACTAATCTTCCTCAACCCATCAAAGAGAAAGATGGCTCATGGACTTTTGGTTCTAATGTTGAATACAAATGGAGTAATGGGGATGCACCTCCAGTAGATTTATTTGAAGTATCAAATAGGTTTAAAGTCCAAACAACAAGTAAACTTGAGAACTCTGAAGAGGTTAAAAAGGCTTTAAGGAATGGGTATCCTGTGACAATAGCTTCTGGATGGTGGGGTTTTAGAGATTTAAAAGTTCAAGCCAAAGGTACTCCAGCAGTACAATTGGCTTCAAAAAACGATTCTTGGGGGCATCAACAGGCTTGTTTGGGCTTTACCACTCATCCTGACTTTGGGGTTATATATTTGATTCAAAACTCTTGGGGCAACGCTCACGGAACTCCCCCAGGGAATTACGGAGAACCTTTGGGTTCTTATTGGATTTCAGAAAAAGACATGAATCGTATTTGCACAGAAGAAGTTTTTGCGTATAGTAACTTTAATGGCTATCCAGCCAGAGTGATCGATTGGACTCTTTAGGAGGAAGCATTATGTTCAGTCTAGTTTTAGCAGTTGGTATGGTTATTGATCTGCCTGTTCGCAAGGGTTCTTGTGCCAATGGGCAATGTTCTGCACCCGCAGTACAGATCGAAAAGAAGGTTGAAAAAACAATCAAAATTGAATCCGTAAAAACGGATGCGAGAGTTTTTCATGGTGGAAAACTTCGCTTCAGTTTGCGTGGTTCTAGCTGTTGTGGTCGATAGAAAGGGAGCTTATGTCTACAGAACCTGTTAGTAATTCTACTTTGCCTTCTGGGATGAACGAAATTCTTCAGCAGATAAAACCTGTTGTTGATGATTTTGTTTCGTTTATTGAGGGAAAGTCTTCTAGAGAAGTAGCTTTGAAATCTTTCCATAAATTTATGGTGATTACTTTGCCACCTCCAATGAGGCCGAGCAAGGATCTTGCTGCAAGCATATTGAAGTCTTCAATAACTGGGTTTGCTAATATTCCTCAGTTAATGGCTTCAATGGCTGTTCTTCTTGAAGAATAATTTCATTTTTTAATTTGAAATTTAACAGGGTGGAGGATTCCTCTGCCCTGTTTTTTTAAAGGGATATCATGCCGAATATACAACCTAGCCTTGGAAATGGAATCAATGCCTCATGGGATGATTCCACAAATTCATTCATCATTTCAAACGATAGTGCATCAGACTTTTTGTGGTTCAAAATATTTCAACAAGTTCCGTCTAGTATTCCAGGGACAGAGGTAAATACTTTTTATTATTTCCAAGAAGTTTCTTGGAGTGGTACTGGATTTACTGATGTTCCAGGGGGTTTGTTTTGTGACGAAACAACTCAAACTACTGGCCCCAAAGCTTATCCAATGCCATTTGTTTTAGATAGGCGGGATAACACCACAAATGATTTATCTATTCAGCCTGGGGTAATTTGCCCTGCAAGATTGGTTAGTACTGATTCAACTGATAATAGAGAAGTCTATTATTTTTGGTGTGGTGTAAACCCTAATAACAGAATGTTTGTAAAGCCAATCGGAGATGTTAATGATTCTCCTGTTATGGTTGGAACAAGATATTCCGCAAGGATTAGTTATGTTACTCCATATGGAACATTTCCTCCATCTGGTGGAAGCGGTGATGTCTGGGCTATAGAAATAAATGGAAGTCCTCTTTTACCTAACAGGACATATGTTGGTTTTTCTATTGGCTATTGGGATCCAGGTAATCCATCAAATCCAAATGCCACTAATTACAACGATCAAAGACCATTGGTTGTATGCATGAAGAATGGTGGTACTGGGCCTAATGCTGTAAGAGTTGTCAAAGATATTGTAAACAATGGTGCTAGTGTTGTTATCCAATACACCACATTTTGCCCTGATGAATATACAGCAATTATAAATACTGAAAGTACTGGGTTAAGATATATAGACCTTCTTGATACACCTAAGACTTATGGAACCCCAGGCCAATACATTGTTACGACAGGATCTGGATTTCAATATGCTAATGCTCCTACTGGTGCAGCTTGGCCTACACCTCCAACTAGTGGAACTGGTTTGGTAATGATTTCCACATCAGGCATAACTGCTTCTGGTTATCAAACAATCTTTAATACTGCTGTGGATGGTGAATCATCTATAGATATTACTGGTTCGTTTATAAACGGAATAAATCTTAAATTACAAAACGACATTCCGTCACCTGGGCCAAATATGTATTATGGAACAGATGCTAATGGCGATAAAGGTTGGTTCCCTCTTCCATAGGTGTTAAATGTATAAACCTAGTGCAGTATCAGCTTCACCAGATCATTATGTTGATGGTCAAATAAAAGATAATTTTGAAGCAAGTGTTCCATTAAATTGGATTGGCAAAAACAATGTTACTTCAAGTAAAGTTATATGGTATGACCAAATAGATGAATCTTTTTTAATAAATGTAAGAATTACCCCAAACGAAAATTACATTTGGGAAGAATCAGATTTAACACAAACTTCAGTACCAACCGTTTATCAGGTAGATGGAACTGCTGGAACAGTTTCTCAATTTAATTTAAAAAAAATAACTGAAGAATATTGTAACCCACCAACCTCTGTGTATTCATATTACCAATCTACAAATATTCCTTTTCAATATGACGAAACACTTATAAGGGAACAATCAAACATATATCATTACGATATTTTTGAAGGAGTTAAAAAAACTGCTTGGCCAAACTTTAGTGATTATAGTGGAGCTTACCCAACAGGAATAAGTTCTTGGAGCGAAGCATATACTAATGTTGATTACATTCACCAGCCTTCTTTTTACAACTATAACTATTACAATTATTACTACATGAATGGTTACAACCTTTTGTTTGATTCGTCAATAACAGGTACGATACCAACCATTTTAGAAGATTACCTACAACCATGCTCATTAGACCCTAGCATCCCATCGTATTTTCCATCTGGATCTATAATTCCAGAATGGCCACAACAAGGAGGTGGTTTCAATGATACATCGTATTCTGGATATAAAATTTGCGGAGCATCTTTTAATGGAAACAATTTAATATTAAGAGTACACAGTTTTGCTCAAACTGCACTTATTGGGTCAGGAGGTGTTATCAATATTCCAGTTACATTAAATTCAATAAAAATACCTTCCAATTATTCTTATTGGCCTTGGCTAAATGATAATGACAATTTCTATATTTACGACAATAGAATTTTATTCCCATCCATGTATGACATAGCTAGCGGGCAAAATATTTATTATGGATCTTATTACCCATTTTTGCCAGAAAAAAAAGCTTGCATTTATTTTACACAAAAAAATCCATTGGTAGAATCAACATCTGGTTTTGATACATTCACTTATAAAAATGTAGTAATATACGACAGAACATCTAGAAGCCAAGCCATTATGGTAGAAGACCTTCCAAGAAGTCCTTATTTTTCTGGAAAGAACCTTGTTTGGTTTGCTGGAGCGGTTTGTGTTGACATTCAAATATCATTTAAAAAGAAAAATTTTCCAGAAGTTTCTAGCATACCAAACATAAGTATTCCAAGGACATTCGCTGTTGTTCCAGAAGATATAAGGCCATTATCATACAGAGATGTTTACAAATTAGATAGTGGCTGGTATGCATATAAATCTTTAACAAATGAAGAAGCAAGGGTATTGGTTGATCATTATCAAACAGAATACGGTTCTAGTACTACTTTAAAATATTCTTCTAATGGATATGCTGTTTCAAACAGTAATTACAATTATTTGTATAACCAAAATACATTTGTAGTATATGAACCAAATTATCCGAAATTAAAACAGCCTGTGTTTCAAACATTTGGTGATCTTGAATCAGGTTTTATAAAAAACAAAACCGACAGTTATTATTATAATTATTATTATTCTAGAGGCGATATAAACAATATTGCCGACCCATTTAATTTATATTATTATTACTATTATTATTACGACTATCAATCACTTTTTGTTAACTCTGGAACAATCCCTTTTCAGTCCAATGAAACTGTTACAGCTAATTTAAATTTCAGTATGTTTAATATATATAGTTCTTATTATGGTGGATACTACTATGATTACAATATGCTTAAGCTTGGTACAAGCTTGTATATGTCTGTAAATATTCCACAAGTTACTGTAGATCCTACTAAATATTACGAAATGTATGTAAACACATTGGGTATTAATCCAATACGAGAATATGTTGGTGTAGAAGAAATACCTCCAAGATTTGGAGAAAAAGGTTTTGGTGATGGATGGTTTGGTTTAGCAATTAGACAGCCTTCTATACCAAATATTTCAAATGGAAGAATAACTCAATTTTCTGGTAATCTTTATGTAGCTGATCCTAGTGGAAATATTCTTAGATATAATTACCCCAACACGGATTCTCCAAATCCACCTTCGGTATTTAATGGAAACATGGAGGCAGCATTTCTTGGCAATTATTATGCTTCTTCATACACATCAATACCAACAGGTGGTTACATATATAGATATTGGTTTTATAATGGAAACTCTACTGTAAATGCTATGGATTATGTTTTAAACACTTCTAATCCGTCAAGAGAAATAAAGCCATTTGGAACTTATTATCAAGGCAGTCCAAATAATGAAGGTGGTTACTGCGAAGATGGAATATATCTGGTACTTGGCCAATCATATGTTGATCAATATCAAGCTCTTCCAGGTTATTACAACAATACTAACCAAAGAAGTCCTTACACATTGTATCCTATTGGTGCATTCTATATTGAAACAACTGACAACCAGTTTTTAATATATGATGTTCCACTTTACTATGTTCCAAATTTAGATTTAACTAAACCATATTACGGTTGCATTAATGCCAGTTATCAATGTTTGATAACATCAGTTCCAAATGATTTTAACTCTTCATATATTTTTAACTACAATTCCAGTTACGCAGGGAAGCCAAAAATAGTTGTTTCGTCACAATATGTTGACAACTATGAAAGTCTGATTGAGATTTATGGGCCTGATGCAACTCGATTAATTCTTGATGAAGACTATGAAGTTTTGCCATATTCATCACAAAGACCAGGGTGTTATGTAATATCTTTTTTAAAAACTCTAGGCAATTTATTTGAAAATGAATATACAGATAACCCGCCATCTCTCGCTGATGGGAATTACAAAATAATTCTGCCAACCATAACAAACAAAACCATGAGTAGTGTTTCATATGTTGACAATATGACTAGCGTTTCAAATGTTGGTTACAATTATAGCATTTATTACAATTATTATTTTTTCTCTGAATTTTATATTATGAATTTTAATTCATTTTATGGCAATGGTTTTAATCCATATTATTACAATTATGTAGATCAGTTCATGCCTAGAGCAAGAACTAACGACCCTCGGTATTTTGGCTACAACGCTCGATTCTCTGATTCCGAAGTTATAAGTTTAAGCCCAATTAAATTTAGAATTAAGAATTGCATATTCACAGGAACCAATACAGATGATCCTGATAACCCTTATGAAATTGGTTTTAAATGCGATTTTACATTCACAGAATATCTTGAAGAAAATGAGTTGCCAGCGAACCCTAATAGTTACAATCAGCTTTTAGAAGGAATTGATTTTGTTGAGGCTGATACAGATTATTAAGGTGTCCGAATGAAACTTCCCCCTCTGATGCAATTCTACTACGAGGGGAATTAGTCTCAGGAAATTGCGAAAACAAGCCCTAGAATCATTCGGACTAAGTTAATATATCAAGCCTGTTTCTTTTCTTCAAGCTGTCCGGTAGAAATATTTACAGATCCTGGGCGAATGGATTTCATTAGCCCATCCGTAGGTGAACCCATGATAACTTGAAGCTCATGCCTTGCATCTGCTGCAGCATCAAGTTCTTTTTGCCACTCGGTGAACTTCATGAACAGTTCTACCGCTTTCATGTTCCCACCCCGAATTTTTCTTACTAGGCAGTTTTTCACAACAGCCATGTCTTCTTCCGTTACGGATTTGACATAGAATCGTTTCATTTCTTGAATATGGCGATAGTATGGATTTAGGTACATATTATAATCTCCATTTGTTTTTCTTAGCAATTCTTGCTGAAGCCCTGCCTCTGTCTCTTATGTTTTTAGGTATTGCGTTATACATCGTTCCTCGAACCTTCCTGTTTCTTACCGCTACAATTCCAAGTCTACCTGACCCGCCTCTTCTAAATGGTCGAGCTTTTCTTGCAATGATTGAATAGTCTTTTAATGATGGTGATGCATACCAGTATATAAACCCTCCACGGAAGTTGTTTGCCACCCATTTATTGAAAGTGGCCTTACCAACCCTTGGATAAATATAACCGATATTTGGGCCTCTAGCCCTCATTACAACAGAACCTGACTGAGCTTTTGCCATAGGAAAGTATTCAAGCGATTTCATCCAAGCAGATGGCGGTGTGTATATGATTGAATTATTGGTGGCTTCAATATCTGGGTTAGGTGCTGGATTAGTATTCGTAGCTCTACCCACCCGCTTGGCACGGTCTTCTAGTAGTCTTTTTAATTTTTGTATCGAGCCTACTAAATCTGCCATCGAAATTCCCCTTGATTTTTGCTATAATACTGTTACCTATTTTACCCTGTTTTTGAAAGGATGCAATATGTTAAATAAAGCTGGAGCGGACTGGATGGTAGAAGCGATTGCTGCGTATGAAAAAGGAAAGCCTTCTCAATCAATAGCAGCAAGTTTGATCTATATCTCTGAGACATTAGAACTTATGAGAATGTTGATCGACCCAGAAACACCAGAAAATGTTGAATTTCCAGGGGGCAAGGAGTTTCCAAAATCATGATAGATTCAGACAGTTTTTACGAAATGCTGGAGAACATTCAGCGTGGAATTGATTTTAAATTGGCCATGAAGGCCTTCGGGATTTCCAGAAGGGATCTTGAACCTTGGCATAAAAAGGAGATGGTCAAAGCTAAAGCACAGGCAACCATTGCTATGCAACAGGTTATCCATGAACATGGAAGTGAAGATTGGCGAGCCATGCAATGGATCATCGAGAGAAATAATAAGGAACGAGATGATGAGCAAGAACTTCAAAAACTCCTCAATAAACAACTTGCAAAAGAAATGGCAAAAGGCCTTATCGAGTCCAGCGTTGCAGGGGAAACTCTCGGAAATCCAAGAAGTGAAGAGAGTGAATCGGGAGAAGCAGAAGACTATAGTGATTCCGAAAAACCCAGGGGAGTACTGCGAATACCTAGGGATAAGCTTGACCCCCCAGCAGATGGAAATATTTGATTCGGTTGCCAATGGTGCAAGAAAAGTTTTGGTCAGGTCAGCACATAATCAAGGCAAAACTTTTTTGTGTGCTGTCATTGCCTCATGGTTTCACGATCACTTTACACCATCAGAAGTTTTGATTTCAGCACCTGTTGCTCAACAGATTAAAGATGGTGTGTTCAAAGAACTACGCAGGGTTAGACCTAGAGATCCTAATTGGATGCCCAAGGCTAATCGATTGGAAAAAAACCCCTCGCATTATATCCAAGGACTTACTGCTCAAAAAGCAGATGCTTTCCAAGGTAGACATTCCGCTGGTGGTCTTTGCATCTTGTTTGATGAGGCTAGCGGTATTGAACCAACCTTCTGGGAAAGAGCGGAGTCGATGCTTTCAGCATCCAAAGAGAATTGCTTATGGTTTTGTATTTTCAATCCATACGATGCTTCATCACCAGCATACTTTGCTGAGAATTCGCCTGACTGGAAAGTGTTTCACCTCTCCGCTCTCGACCACCCTAATGTTGCTTTTAAAGCTGATCTGGTTCCAGGTGCAATTAACTATGAGTATGTAGAGAACCGCATTAAAAACGAATGCAGAACCGCTAGAGAAGGTGAGGAATCTGAGCCAGGGTTCTTTACCTTCAATGATCGAAACTACATGGTTGAAGACCCGCTGTTTGATATCCAAGTTCTTGGAAGATACCCAAGTAAAGCGATCAACTCGGTATGGGGTGCATTGGCCCTCAAACAAATCCTTGACCCAATACCGCTCAATAAAGATTGGGTTGTTCAGATTGGTGCTGACCCTGCAAGGTTCGGTGACGATAGATCCTGTTTAGTGGTCAGGCATGGATGTTGCATCATAGATGCAAAGGAGTATCGTGGTTTGTCTACAAAAGAGTTTGCAGAAAAGATTAAAGAGTATTGCCAGAAGTATGAAACACCAAGGCAATCGCAATTCAAAATACCTGTGCTTATTGATGAGGGTGGTGTAGGTGGCGGTGTAGTCGATAACAAGGGTGACTATATGTTTTACGGCATTAATTCGTCTGGTGAAGCACCAAGGTGGCGAGAGTTTCCAAACATGAGATCCGCACTCTGGTTTGAAGCAGCAGAATTAGCTATGGAGGGTAAAGTGTCTATCGGACATCTTCCGCTGCATATGCGTGAAAGGATGATGGAAGAGTTACGCACACCAGTATACATTGTGGATACAAACGGAAGAAGAGTGGTCGAGTCTAAGGACATGATGAAGCGTAGACTCAAGCACTCTCCTGACCTTGCAGATGCTTTTAACTTAGCTCTGATGTCGATTCCTCGGATTGGGATTGAGAAGGTGATTGGTCATTTATAACGATGTACATTGATCCAGCACCATTTTTATCCCTGCTTTTTCTGATTGAAATTTCACCGCAATCTTGAAGATACCGAATTGCATCATCAACGCTCTGCCCGCTGTGTACGATCTTCCTGAGATGCCTTTTCGCATCAATCATCTTTACACCATACACATCTGGTTCGATTTCGTTCAATGAGTCCTTGATCATGTTTAATAGCTTATCTGTAATTTCACCAAACTTTGTATCGCTTACCATGACTGTATTAGCGGTCTGCCGTTTATTCACTTCACGAACAAATTTAAATCCAGAGGTAACTCCAGCCAGAGAAATTGTGTCAGCGGTTATGTCTTGGCTTAATTCCCACAGGCAAGCTATTTTCAAAGCCAACTCAGGAAGTCTAGCACATGAAGAAGCTTTTTCTTCTTCGCTGTTTTTTTGATACTTGGAATAAAGATCATCGTTTTCCCATACCTGAGTTTGAAAAAACTCCAAAGCATCTTCATCAAGAAGAAGTATTTTTGAATCCCTTTCAATCTGGTTTAGTGGAGCATTTCCAAGTGCATCAAGTTTAGTGTCTGCCATGAATTCCTTGATCACTCCAGGCACAAGATTTTCATTCATAGCAATCAATCGTGCAGCAACCTCAACCAAATATTCTGGAATTGGTTCTGATACAGACATACCCCGAAGATTCATTCTGCCTCGGATTGCAGACTGAAGAATTAGCAAACGATTGTAGAAACCTGACCGAAGCATCTTAGGTGATAGTGCCTTAAAATATTCTTCTGGAGTTGATGAAGTCATAATGGAAAGGAATGGATAGCGAATAAAATTTTCAGAATCAGCATCCCCCGCTTTCGCTCGCCTTTTAATATAGTTTGATGTGAACAGTTCTAGCATTGTTCCCATGACATCATTAAACCTTGTATCACCCGATTTAGCTTTCTCAAGATCAAATGCACCTTCATCAGCCATGAGAAATTTTGGCCCTTGAATCACCTTTTCTTCAAGACCTTCACGGCTACCAACTTTCGTCATTAAAAGGCTTGCGTTATCAATTTCCATACAGATTCTAGCGTTCAATTTTCGTGGAAAATCTTTGCCCGAAGCTGTCAAGCCAAGCACAACAATATATAGGTTAAGCTTAAGTTCATTCGGCCCCATAATAGATCGACCCACTAAAGCAGAAAACATACCTAATGCAGATGCAGCAGCAATTCTCTTTTCTGGGTATAATGCGTTTCTCATGCAGTAGTCAATGTAAGTGTCAATCCACCCAGGAAATGAAATGGCATCATCAGGTACAATGTCTACGGTTCTGATTTGCTTAACCTTGCCTGACTTTGTTGTTTCAAGGAAATCCCATCTAGTTTCGTTCACAGGTTCATCTTCAATTTTGTCTATTGAATACTTGGCAAATACCTGTGCGTAAAATGTTTTCCACTCCCTGCTCCCTGGTTGCCACCCTCGGCTCATACAATAAACATAATCTTTAGTTAGTGGTATGTTTGGACTTAATCGCCAATCTAATGGGCTAAAATTCCAATAGCGATCCATGCCACCATTTTTGCACCCTGCAATTGCGTTGGGTTCTCTCCCTGACGAATCAGGATGCCAAACCATAAAGTAGTCATGCCTGACCTCAACAACTCTGTAAGAATCTGGAAGAATTTCTGGCCATGAAGTTTCTGCTCGCCATTGATCCAACGCAGTCTTTTTGCCTATCTCTTTGTATTGGTAAGGTTCTTTATTTAGCTCGATAAATCTCTTTGCTGCTTTTTGATCGTATGACTGAGAAAATGACATCAGGAATTCATGTTCATCCGCAGTAAGCATTGGAATGGTTGCCACATCTCCGTGAATCATTTTATATGGCTTAACTAATCCATCAATTTTTGAGACTGCCTGAGAATAGAAACCAACTACATATCCACCCGCCCCCCTTGTTTCAATTAACGGTGGAGCAATCTTTTTGGTCGATCCTTTAGCTTTAGCTTCGGAAAGCCATCTCTTGCCATTATCAGTAGACATCACCGCTAGTTCACGGCACTTTGATTTACCTAGTGGCAAATAGTAGAAAATGTGTAATCCTTCAGATGGTGTTGTTTCCACACATCCGCAAAGCTTATCGTGTAGTTCTTTGCTAGTTGCTTCTAGGTCAGGTAAGAAGTCAATCGCCACTTTAGGGCAATCAATATCAAGGCACTCAAGATCCTTGTTTTTACCAACAACTGGGCCACAATTTATAGCTATCCCTGCTACATTTGCGTGGCTGAAATCTATCTCAATTTCAAGTTCTGACAGCGGGTTAGCTCTTAGCTCAACTATGCGGTTAGTTCGCTTAATTACTGGGGTTTTATCGACCTTAGTCGAGAAGACTGATAGCCCCTGTTTACGAACTCGCAAAGCCTGTTTTTTAATTTCTTCCAAGGCACACCTATTCCTTTGATTTTGTTGTTAAATTGGTTAAGATAATGATGCTGGGTCTGCTTCCTCCCAGCACAGGGGGAGTGGTTTCACCCTTTCGCCATTCCCCCGCTTATTACTCGATTGCTCTGAAAGGAATAACTATCGATATGATAGTACCCCTTTTCATTTATGTGTGCTTTAATAGCAGTTGGTTTGGGAATGGTATCTAACCACTCTTGGATTTGCAAGCTTTCTTTATTCATGTTCCAATGCTTATCTGGTAAACCTTTTGCACCAACAGATTTAAGCCATTTCCAAACTATGAATTCCAATCCATGCTTCAATGAGTGGTAACATCTGATCAGTTTACCTTCTAGCGTTTCGTGTGTTTCGAGTATGCAAGGGTCAGATGCTGGGGTTTTGCGATAAATTGTATACCCAGTAGCTACGATTTCGTACTGCTTGGGTTGTCTTCCCGCAAGTATTTCACCATTGGTTTGACTGGCAGAAAGTTTCTCAGGGAATAAAGATTCTTCCTCTTTAGGTTTGAAGTATCCGCAAGAAGGGCAAATGATATTGCCAATCCTGTGTATCAGATTGCAAGATGGGCAACGCTTTACTTTAGCTGCTGGTAACTCAATTCCTTGTGCATCAACAACAATCTGGTCGATGCACCCATGCCTAAGAGCATTGTCACCGAAATCAAGAATTAAGCAGTTCTCTTTATCTGGAGCAAGTCTAAATCCCCGCCCTACCATTTGATACCACAAACCCTTCGACATGGTAGGCCTCATCACCACAACGCAATCAATCCCAGGGGCATCAAAACCTGTGGTGAGAACGGCTACATTCACAAG